CTTCTTGCCGGAGAAGGCCGTCCTGACATCGGCCGCGAGATCCTTCGACACTGACTTGATCTTGTCGCGGGAGTCGGTCAGACCGTTGATGAACCCCTTGCCCACATCCTTGGCCAGGGCCTTCGTCCTCTTCGACGGAGAGGCGATCTCCAGCTCGGCCTTGATACCGGTAACGACAGCCGCCGCCATGGCGCGCGCGGCCGAGTCGACCCCGGAGGTTGCTCCGGCCATACCGGACATGAGGCCCTGCGCCACAGCCGCACCCGCGCCGGGCATGCCGCGGCCGCTGCCGAGGCGGTCGGCGTTGATGGCCTCGACCAGACTGCGGTACTTGGCCGTGCTCTTGGCGTTGATCATGTACTCGCCGTTGGACGCCATGATCGGGATGCTGTCCGAAGTACCGGTTCCCGGGCCGCTGATCGGGCCGCCCCCCGGGAAGCCGACCGGGCCGCCACTCGCGTAGTTGCCGCCCTCGTGGAAGACCGTGCCCGCGTTCGACGTCTTCGTCTGCATGACGATGTAGGTGACGGCGGTCTTCCCGTCGATCTCGTTCAGACGCCGCTGGGCTCGCGACACCTCGTACAGCAGGTTGGAGATGTCACCCTTGACAGCCGCCTTCTTCGAGGCCGGCACAGAGGCGAGCTTCTTCTTCGCCGCGGTGACCTTCGCTTCAAGGTCGTCGACGTTCCCCTTCAACCTGGCGGTCTTGTCCGGGGTCCGAAGGATCTGGTCGGCGAGGGCCTTGGCCTCGCTCTTGGTCAGACCCATCGCCCTGGCCGACTCGATGAGCTTCTCGCGGCCCCGGGCGTAGACCCGGTTGGCGGCCTCCCACGATCCGGTGGACTGCCGGGTCTGCGCCGCGGCCTCGTCTGTCTTCGCGGCCAGGTCGTTCAGCGCGGTCGCGGCCGCCTGCGCCTTCGGCGAGTTGAGGTCCAGCTCGCCATTGATCATGTGCAGGGCGCCGTGGTTTTCCTTCGCAGCCTTGGCTGCGGCGTCGATGCTCGCCTCGAAACCGATCATCCCGCCGATGCCGGCGCGTTGCGCGTCGTTGAGCGCCTGGATCGACTGCCGCAACCCGTCGGCGCTCAGCTTCTGCGCGGCGAGAGCTTCCTGCGCCTTCTGCGCCTGCTTCCCGAACAGTCCCTGCGCCTCGGCCGCCAGGTCCTGCTCGAACGCCGCGTCGGCCAGCGCCGACTTGTAGCTGCTCATCTGGCTCGTGAACTCGCCTGCGGAGCGCCCGTTCTTGGCGTACTCAGCCCCGAGCCGCTTCAGCGCGACCGCCGCCAGGTCAGCCTTGCCACCGCGGGCAAGACTGGTCAGGCTCTTGTCGATCGCGTCGAGCCGCTCCTTGGCCTCGTTGTGGGGCGTGGAATCCGAGATCCCCAACGAGCCGATCTTCACCATCCACTGCTGAGCCTTGTCAGCAGTGCTCGGGTCGGTGATGTTGCGGACGCTGTCGTACAGCCCCGACAGATCGTCGCCGAACACCCGCGCTGCCTCGCCGGTCGCCTTGCCCGTGCGGGCGAGATTGCCCAGCGAGGTGGTCAGCTTGTCGACGTCCGGAGGCGCCTGCTTCCCGACCTTCGACAGCTGGATCATCGCCACCGTGAACAGGCCGATGCCGACGGCCGCGATGTTCAGCTTGGCCTGAGTCGACAGCGTCCCGGCCGCCCTGCGCAGCGACCCCATGGTGGTGGCCGACCCCAGCGCCGCCGTGCCCATACCGCGGATCGCCGTTGCTGCCGCGTCGAAGCCGCCCACCAGCAGCTGGATCCCGGAGCCTGCCAGCTTCACCGCCCGGATCGCGACGGCCGTCTGCATGAGGACGGTGATGAATCCGGGCGGGAGCGAAGCCACCAGCGAGGCCGCCGCGTTCGCGAGCTGCAGCACACCACCGCCCACGCCGGATGCCGCCTGCAGCAGGTGCAGCGCCGCGGTGGCGACGTTCTTCAGCGTCTCCGCCAGGAGCGGGCCCTGGGCGCGCGCGTAGTCCATGAACTCACTCAGCGCCCCGCCGACCTTGCCCGTGTCGAGGGTGCGCATCAGGTGCACGAGTCCGTCGTTCGCGCTGCGCAGCGAACCCGTCGCGAAGTCGGCGAACTTCTTCGAGAGGCCGTCGACGGCCGGGCTCATCATGCCGCCGGCCAGGGTGGTCATGAAGCGGTCCAGTTCGGTGGACGCCCCCTTCACCAGGGGGGTCAGCTTCGGCAGCATCGCCGAGGCGACCGCCAGGCCCTTGGTGAAGACGGGCATCGTGTCCTTGGCCAGCCCATCCGACCAGGCCCGGTACTCCTTCTTCAGCGTCGACAGGCCGGCCGCCGCCTCGCGGGACGCGGACGGCATCTTCTCGATCTGCTGCTGGAACTCGGCCTGCGCCGTGATCGCAGCCTCGGACGTGGCGCCTGACTTGGCGACAGCGTCCTCGTACTTCTTCTGCGCTTCGCTCGCGTCGGACAGCGCACCGATCTGCGGGATGATCGCCGCACCGAACGCGGCCACCGCGACAGCCGCCGCACCCGCCCCGGCGGCGAGCGGTGCCAGCGCGGCCGCTGCAGGGATCGCTGCACTGGCGAGCAGGAGCTTCTTGTGCAGGTCGCCCGCCGAGTCTCCTGCCTTGTCCAGGACGCGGCTCAGCCGGTCGCGGCCCTCCAGTGTGAACGTGAGATGCGTCCCGGCCATCACTCACCCCCAGCTGCTGCTTGGGCCTGCGCGGCCACGTGTCGGTCGACCCAGGCCACGGCCTGGAGGAAGCGGGCCCGTGGCAGCGCTTCGAGTTCGGCGGGGCCGATGTGCAGGAGATGGGAGATCAGGGGCCAGTAGTCGTCGAGGAGGTCTCCGATGCGGCGTCCGGCGCCGGAGCGGGCGGCGTGGCGATGCCCTGGCCTTTTGGGGCCAGCTCCTCGAACGCCTTGTCGACGTCGGCCTCGTCGTGCGCCAGGGTCCGCATGAAGCCGGTCATCCGCTCGACGATCTCGTCGGTGGACTCCGGGTTCTTCACCAGCGCCTCGGCCATGTCGAGGATCTCCGGGTACTCCAGCCGGGCCTTGGTCCGTCTCTTCCAGCCGGGGAGGTCGAACTCGGTGAACCGCAGTGTGGGCTGCTGCCGCTTGCGGAACGCCCACAGGACGGCGCGCATCGCGGTCGGCTGCTGCTGGCGCAGGGCGCTGTCGACGTCGTCCCAGTCCAGACCGGTGGCGGACTCGATGACGGACGACTCGATCGCGGACAGGTCGTCGGTGGAGACCTCGTCGACGGTGCCGTCTTCGTGGCGGTAGGAAACGATCACGTGCTGCTCCTGGTCTATTCGAGGCGGCGGCGCACGTCGTCGAGGACGCGCGCGGCGTCGCGCTCCATGCGGGGGCGGGCCTTGCGCACGGTGGCGTCCCACCACAGGGGGGTGGCGTTCTGCTGCACCCACCGGCGTCGGTTGCCGTACACGGGGTGGCGGATGCGGCCGGTGTTGATGGCGGCCGGCATCTTGCGCAGGTCGGCCGGCAGGCGGCCTTTGTCGAGCCAGACCTTGGCGCCCGGATTGCCGGAGGTCCGCACGGAGATGCGGATGGCGTCGGCGATCGTGGCGCGCAGCGGCCGGGTTGTCGGTGACGGTCCGCCGGGCCTGCCGCGACGCCCCTGCGAGCTGATGTCCAGGCCGCGGATCGCGGACTGGAGTTCGTCACGCAGGGGCTCGGCGGCGTGCCGTAGGCGGCGCTGCATCGAGGCTCGGATGTTCTCGTGGCCGGCAGCCCGAAGGCGGCGCTGCAGTTCGATCAGGCTGCCGGTGTTGGTGATGCGGATGTCGGAGACCACGAGGTCACCTCACAGGGTGATGTCCGTGGACATGTACTCGATCTTCACCGGGTTGGTGCCGTCGTACAGGGCGGTGAAGTTGAACGTCGGCCGGATGACGTCGAAGCCGTCGACGACCGGGGGGCCCTCGTCGAACTTGACCGCGGGCAGCGTGATGCGGAACGTCTCGGCGTAGGTCGAGGCGATGATCGGGCCGACGAACTCCCAGACGAGGGACGTCGCGCCATCGCTGGTGTGCAGGTCGTCGAGGATCGTGTCGATGTAGTCGGTCTCCAGCGAACCAGTGATCTTCACCTGGTCGTTGGAGATGGGCTCCTTCTTCAGCCCGGCCTGGCCCGCGTAGAACCGCTCCGTCGCCTGCGGCCGCTCGATCTTCACGGACACCTTGCGGACGCCGTCGCGCGCCGTCTCCGAGGAATACGTGCCGGTCTTGACGGCCATCTGCGAGAAGTGGAACGGGCTCATGTTCGGGTACGCGGCCGTCGCCAGCGTCTGCGCCTCGTCGCACGTCTTGCCGTCGAACTCGAACGACCCGGTGAGCATGCCGCCCACCTCACACGCGAACTCCGCGCTGGTGACCTTGCAGCCCAAGAACGTCTTGTCCGTCACCGTGCCCGTGGTGAGCGGCACGCCCTTCTGGATCGTCAGGCTCTTGCCGGCCGTGTCCGCGAGGGTGTGGGTCTGCAGGTACGCGCTGGTCGCCACCTGCTGCACCGGCGTGACCGTCGTCCCCATGAGCGCCTGCAGCAGGACACCCATGGACTTGTTGACGATCTCCAGGTCGATGGAGCCCTGCACCTCCTGGCGCGTCAGCACACGCCGGGACGACAGCGCGAGCAGACGCCCGGCCGCGATCCCCGCGGACTGCGCCGTCGTCTTCTTGAGAGCCAGGCTCTCCTTGGTGAACTCCACGAATTTCGACGGCGCGACGAACGTCCCGTAGGTGCTCTCCGCACTGATACCGAGCTGGGCGCCAAGGCCCGAACCGATCGCCATCAGAGATCAGCTCCCTTCGCGGCACGCGCCGCCCTCTTCGCCTCGGCCGCGGCCTTGAGGCCCGGCTCTTCCACGGGCTCCCAGTTGGTGGTCTGGCAGACGTAGCCGTCGAACCTGGCGTCCGGTACCTCGACCACGGTGTCCGGCTCGACAAGCCGGTCGCCGAGCTCAGGCACGGTGACCGGGTCCGAGCCCACGTAGCGCACTCGCGCCATGGCTGTACTCCTCTTAGGTGGGTGGATCAGATACGGGCCCGGCAGGTCACCGTGAACGCGAGGCCAGCGACGGCACCCTCGCTCTGGGCTTGCAGGAGATTGCCGGTCGTCAGGTGCGCCCACAGCACGGTGCCGTTCAGGGTCGGTGCCTCGGGTGCCGCGTCGGTGGCGCGCAGTGCGGCCTCGACAGCGGCGACCAGCTCGAACACCTTGGCGCGGCGCAGGGCCATGTCCGTGTCGCCCGCCCGCGCTTCGGCGTAGCAGACGATCTCGAACGCTTCATCGCGGGTTCGGGCACCGGCGCTGTTGAAGTCCTGCGTCAGCTCGACCGCGGATTCGGCGCCCGGCGACCAGCCCACATGGATGCGGGTCCGGTCGGTCAGGTTCACGGCCTCCGGCCCGTCAACGATCCGGACTTCCTCCAGTGCAGGCGTTGCACGAAGGATCGCCAAGAGTGCAGCAAGAGCGGCCGGGACGCGGGAGGTTGTGGCCATCACAGCACCGCCGGCGGGAGCTTGTAGCGCTCCAGGAGTTGCAGGACCCGGTTCGGGATCGCGTAGCCCCAGCCCGGCACGGCCTCGGTGACGCTGAAGTCGTCGCCCCCGCCGATGGAGGACATGCCGCGCGACGCCCCGAACTGGGTGCGCCACAGATGCTGCACCATGATGCGGGCCGCCAGGTTGATGGCGGCCGGGACGTCGCCCCGGCCCGCCGTGTACGTGAACCGCAGCGGGCCGTACAGGCGCCCGCCGTCGACCCGCCGCACCGTGCCGGTGTCCGGGTCGAGGTCGAGGCCCGCAGGGTCGTACTCGGTCCCGGTGGCCAGAATCGCGGTCACGCTGGTCAGCGAGACCGCAGGCGTCTGGCGCAGGACCAGCACCCGCGCGCCGCCGGACGGGATGTCGTGGGTCTCGGTCACCGAGCGGTTCTCCACCGGGCCCACGTGCGCCTCGATCGCAGCCGTGACGCCTTCGATGTAGACCTGCAGTTCGGTGTCGCTCGCGGTCGTCTCGATGTCCAGCTGGGCCTTGGCCTCGGCCAGTGTCAGCAGCGCCACGGTCGGCCTCTCAGGTCCTGCTGAGCGGCAGCACGCTCGGGAAGCCGAGCAGGATGGTTGCGCCGTAGATGCCGCCGGTGGCGCCCGGGGTGACCGTGGTGACCGCGCGCACGTACCGCTTGGGGCCGGTGTAGCCGACCTCGTACAGCGCGTCGTCGTTCGCGGCGGCGATGCTGGGCAGGGAACCCTGGACGTCGCCGCTCGCGGCCGCAGCCCACGAGCTGTTGTCGTCGCTGACTTCCAGGGTGATGGCGTGGGTCCCGTCGGTGATGGTCCCGGTGTGGACCAGGAGCGTCGCCGAGGAGAACCACTCGTTGGTGCCGCTGGCCCCGGACAGCTGGCGGTCCACGGCGGTGCCGTTCGCCGTGGCGTTGCGGGTAGCGATCGCCAGGGTGGCCTTGGCACGCACGTGGTTGTAGACGCTGCGCTTCACTCCTGGTCACCTCCGTCAGCGGGCTTCTCCATGGTGTCGCCCTCGGTCGCCGGGTCCTTCGGCGCCGGCTTGCGAGCGACGGTCTTCTTGGCCGTGGGCTTCGCGGCGGGCGGGGCCGCCTCGGGGATGACGACGGCTTCGAACAGCTCCTCGCGTCCCTCCACCACCGGGTCATGGGGGGCGACCAGGTCGCCCTTGACGATGCGCCGGTTGTCCGGCGCCCAGAATGTGTCCTTCGCGCGATACATCGCAGCTCCTGGAACTGGGACGGGCACGGCCAGCAGGAAGCCGGCCGTGCCCGTGGAACGGATGGGGATCAGGTGATGTCCAGGAGCCGGAAGGCGTCGGCGTTGACGACGTCCGCGCCGACCCTCCAGTAGGCGAACCAGCCCGCCTCACCGGTCGGACGGCCGTTCGCGCCCTTGACCAGCGGCTCGTACACCATGGTCATGCCGACCCGGTCCACGATGTAGTAGTTGCGGAAGTCGCCGAGCAGCAGCGAGTAGTTCTCGGCGGCGGCGTTGATGACGCCGTCCATGGCGGAGGCCTCGTAGATCGGGGCGCCGAGCAGCTGCTCGGGCTGGCCCATGCCGAGGTTGGCCCAGAAGCTGGACCCGCCGGCCGTGTCGAACTGCCGCGTCTTGTTGATGATGGCCTTGTTGGCCATCCACGACGGGGAGCCGGTCAGCCGGTAGCGGGGCGGCAGCGCCTGCTCGACGGCGTACACGTCGGCGACCGCGTAGGTGTCGGTGGTCGCCGAGTTCACGACCGATCCGGACACCGCGGACACGGCGGTGATGACGCCCTTGGGCTGGCTGGTTCCGTTGCCGGTGGTGAAGGCGGTCGCCTCCAGGCGGTCCTTGGCGTCCGCCAGGAGCGGGCCGACCTCCGCACCGAACCCGGAGTCGGCGAGGACCTCGAAGGATCCCTGCACCCAGGCCGCGGCCTTCTTCGGGGTGATGGACGGCTGAGCGAACGTCGGGGACGCGTCGGCCGCCTGGGATGCTTCGCCGAGCCACTCGGCGGTGACGCCGGCAGACGAGACACCGTTCCACGTGTCCGTGGTGATGGTCTTGACCGTGGACACCTGGCGGTAGGGGTTCGCCGACCCGGCGTTGGTCAGGATGATCGTCGGGTCCAGGGTGAACGGCACCAGGAAGCCGCCCGCCGCGTCGGTGAGGGTCATCGCCCGGCGGTGCGCCTCGGCCAGCTTGTAGGCCTGGTACTCGTCGTCCTCCAGCAGCGCCGGGTTCCCGGCGTTGGCGAGCAGCGACTCGAACGCCCGCTGGTACGCGTCCGAGCCGGTCAGCAGCAGGTGCTGCGCGATCCGGCCCCGGCGGTCGCCGCGGACCAGGAGCTCGGCGCGCTCCTGCTGGTCGGCGGACAGGTGCTCGCCCGCCAGCTCCACCGCGTACATCGCGCGGGTGCGCAGGTCGGCGACCGTGGACCGCTCGTTGAGGTTGGCGCCGCGCACGCGGTCCAGCTCCTCATACGGGTTGCCGCGGTGCCGCATGAACCCGGGGCCCTCGCCCGGGGTCCGCTCCTGCGCACCGGGCGTCAGGGCCGCCGAGCGGACGGCGTCGACGCGGCGCTCGTGCTCGACCTGCTCGGTGTACGCCTCCTGCGCGGTGTCGAACTCGCCGAGCAGCTCGGTCGCCCGGGACGCCTGCTCGTCGGTCGGCTCCTCGACCTCTTCCAGCTCCAGGAGCTCGGCGCGGATCGCCTCCACCTGTTCCTTGAGCTTCTCGGACTTCTTCTTCTTGGTCGTGGTCACAGGGCCCTCCTGGCCATGATCTCTGCGCGGGTCTTGGCCCACGCGATCTTCTGCCGAGCGGAGTGCCCTTGGGGCGGGTCCTCGGCGGCGGAGCCCGGGTTGGGGTCGCCGTTGGCCGGCGGGCCCGCGGGAGGCTCGCCCTGGGGCGTCTCCAGCGGGGTGCCGGTCCGAAGCATGTCGACGAGCCGCATCCGCTCGTCGGGGGGAAGGTCGGCGAGCAGGCGCACGGCCTGCTCGGCGCGGACGCCGACCACAGCGGCGTCGGGGTACGCGGGGAACGGGGTGGGCCCGTACTCCCGCAGTGCGATCTCCTGGCGGCGCACGGTGCGCAGCTTGCCGCCGGCGTCGGGCCGGTAACCGCCGCGGGGCGCACGGCCGGGGTCGGAGCGCAGGAAACCGCCGGAGAAGGACTGCGCGGTGATGGAGCCCTCGCGGATGTTCTCCAGTACCTCGTCGGCCAGCTCGGTCCGGTTGTACCGGGTGATCGTCAGCAGGCCGCGACTATCAGCCTTGATCTCCACCGGAGCGCCGATCGGCATGGCCCCCCGTTCGGATGGCGTGCCGAACAGGGTGCGGCCGTGGTTGTAGAGCACCCCGACACGCCAGTTGGTCCGGCTGCCCGCGGGCGCCAGCTGCGTCAGCGTCCGGTCGAAGGCCCGGCGGTCGATGACCTCGTTGTAGTGGCCGTCCTGGTCGTGGATCTCTGAGGGGGTGTCGAACACCGAGGCGTAGGCCTCGACGGTGCGGCCGTCCCCGCCGGCGCGGACACGGATGTCCTCCAGCGGGAAGCTGCGCGTGAACGCTTCCATCACGGCTCCTCCGTGGGCTGTGGCTCGGGTGCGGGCTGCCCCGCGCCGGGCTTCTGCAGCTGCACGCTGTACAGGCCCGAGTGCTTGAGCAGGTTGAAGTCCTCGGCCTCGACGGCGGCCACGACGGACGGCGGCTCGTACCCGGCGTCCACCAGGGCGCGGATCGTGCGGGACTGGACGCCCTGGATCTCGGCGGCGGCTTGTCGGTCCTCGCGCAGGAACGCGATGTCGCGGTCGTCGTACCAGAGCTCGGCGCCGGCCGGGACGTCGACGAGGGTGGCCAGTGCTCCGGCCGCCTCCCGCCACAGCGGGCGCATCGTGGCGTCTGCGAAACGACGGCGTGCGGCCGTGTAGTTGCCCGCGTTCAGGCTGGACCCGGCCAGTCCCTCGGAGAATCCGACGATGGACGGGGGCACGCCTGCGGCGGCCGCGAGCCGGGACTCCCCGGCGCCCTGCGTGACCTTGAAGTCGAGCTGGTGCAGATCCTTGCCCGCGACCGTCACATCGGCGCCACCGCCCAGGTAGAGCGTGCGGTAGGCGTTGTCGACGCCGACGTGCGCCGCATCCATCGCCGCCTTGAACTTCGCGAAGTTCTCCGGGGTGACTTCCTTGCCGTAGGACACCACCAGCTGCGGGGTGCCGCCGTTCTCGAAGAACTTCAGTTTGTGCGACGTTGCTGCACTGTCGGCGGTGATCTCGCGGACCACGGGCGTCAGCCACGACATGCCGCGGAAGTTGAACTCCGGATCGGGGATCGGGGCGAAGTGCGCCACCTGCTCGGGCAGCAGGAACACCGGGTTGTCCCAGTTGCCGTTGGGGGCGTAGCCGTAGCCGATGAGGTCGCTGTCGATAGCGTCACCGGCGAGGTGCGGTTCCTCCTCGGACGCGGTCACGATGATCACCCAGTCCGGGCGCAGGCGCTTCAGCCGGCCCGGGTTGTAGTTGGTGATGAAGCCGTTCCCGTTCAGGTCGCCGTCCTGGATGAACCGGGACAGCAGCTTGCCCGTCGTGCCGCCCGTCCACGGCTTCTCCAGCACCTCCAGGGCGTTCGTGCCGAACAGTTCGCCCGGCCGGCCGTTGCGGATCTGCCGGAACTGGAACCGCGCCTCGGAGAAGACCAGTTGCCGCACCAGCATCAGGGCGAAGACGGGCCCGTTGCGCTTGTATGCGAAGCGGACAGCGGCCTCGAAGTCCCACGCCGAGGACCGCTCCTCGCCCCCCACCGGGCGGCCCATGCCGAAGTAGGTGTTGCCGCCCGTCGACCAAGACGCGTCATCGAGGGCCGACGCCAGATCGAAGCGCCGGAACGCGCGCTGTAGCAGGTTCACGAGTCATCACTGGCCATCGGAGCTCCCTTCTCTTCGACGTCGACGAGCAGCAGGCACGAGGCCGCGCCGATCGCGCCGCCCACGGTCAGGCCCCAGCCGATTCCGAACTCGATGCCGACGCCGGTCGCCGTCGTCAGGCAGCCGGCCGCGTAGCCGATCCGGGACATCGCCAGCGCTGTCAGCCAGCGCACGCGCTTCATCCGTACTCCGCCCACGGTGTGACGTCCTCCGACTCTTCTTCGACCTCTGCGCTCAGCCCCCACTTGGCGAGCGTGGCCGCCACCAGCGGGCTGATGTCCACGGAGACGAGCCGCCGGGCCCACGCCCACGCGTCACCCAGGGGGCGCTTCTGTGCGCCCGCCAGAGCGGCGGCCAGCGGCGCCTGATCGAGGTGGGACAGGGACTGTTCGGTCACCGCGTCGTAGAACTGGCCGCAGGCCGCGGCGACGTCGCGGGCCTTGGTCTGCACGACCGTGATCCCGAGCCGCTCCTCCAGGGCGGGGATCAGGGACCCGGCCGGGCCGCCGGGGTCGATGACCCAGCAGCGCGGCTTCCACTTCTCATGGAGCTCCTCCGCGCGGTCCAGGATCCAACCCGTACCGGGCCGGTGCTCCGGGACCTCCACGTGCGCCCCGCCCCGCCAGCGCCCCGCCACCGCGATCGCAGCGTGAGTCCGCTCGGGCGTCATGTCGATCGCGAAGGCCACGCACCCTGGCGTGGTCGCCCCGTCCTCTCCGACGCCCTCCGGCTGGCTGTCTGCGTCGGCCAGGGCCCGCCAGACGTCCTCTCCGATGACCTGCCAGGTGTCCTCGGTGTCGGACGGGTAGTCGCCCTCGCCGAGCCGCTCACGGGCATATCCCGCAGCGCTCAGCGTCGACCGCTCGTTGGCCACCTTCTCCAGCGTCAGCCGGAACCCGACGGCAGGGTTGGCCTTCAGGACGGCGTCGTCGGAGGCCGCGTCATCGTGCTCGGTGCAACCCTGCGCGCATTCGGCGACGTGCAGGTTCGCGGACCACTCGAAGTAGGCCAGCGACGGATCCGGCAACCCGGCCTCGATCGCGGCCATGGCCCGGCGCCGCAGACGCCCCAGCTGTACGGACAGGGCGCCGATGCCCGCCGAACCGAGGTACCAGATCTGCGGGTTCTCCACCGCGGCCATCGTGGGCAGCAGGGCATCCATCGCCTCGTCGCCGAGGATCATGTCCTCGTCCAACATGTTGCAGTCCCCGGTGAAGCCTCGTCCGCTGCCCTTCGAGCGAGCAATGAACCGGAGCACCTGCCCGGAGTGCAGCTCGATCGATTCCTCACCGACCGTGTACCTGTACGCCTTGACACGTTTGTGCAGGTCAGGGCACCCGCGAATCAGGCGCTCGATCCGCTTGAACGCGTTCTTCGCCGTCTTGAACTCGTGCGCCGAGTGCAGGATCAACTGCTCGCCGCCGATGAACAGACCCCAAAGCTCGCGGGCCTCGATGATCCCGCCCTTGCCGTTCTGTCGCGGCACGTTGACGGCGACTTCGAACGACGCCCACGAGCCGTCCGGCTTCTCGCCCATGCCGATGCGCAGTACGTGCTGCTGCCACGGGTCGAGCTTCAGCCCAGCACGCGCGGCGAGGTCGATGGCCTCCTGGCCCGCGCTCGTCACCGACGGCGGCGCAACCTCGATCGGCGGCTTCTGCCAGCCGTGTACGGGACCGTCAGCCACCGGCAGCGCGCTTCCGGGCTTCCTCTCGACGCTTCTCTCGCTGACGGTTGAGGTCATCGACTGCGTCCCCCTTCTCCCCGACGGGGGCCAGGCGCCGCAGGTCGGCCATGATCGAGCGGAGCTTGTCGGCGACGGCGGCCTTGGCGGTCGGCACGTCCGTGCCATCGATGGCCTTGGCCAGGTCGAGGGCGACGGCCGCCATACCGGGCGAGGTCTCGTCGGCGTGCAGGTCTTCGAGCTCGTGAGTGATCTTGTCGACGATGCTCACGACCACCCCCGGGTTGGCGTGGACGCGGCCGCCACTAATTCACTCGAACCGAGTTCACGTGAATTAGCGGCAGTCACGGAGCGTGACATCACGGAGGGTGAAGCCACTAATGTTGTCGAACTGAGTTCGCGTGGATTAGCGATGGATTTTGGCCGCGCAAAAAATCGGGCGAGAAGGGCGTTTGGGTCGCCCGGTCTTCATCGCCCGTCAGGTCATAGCCCCCCTCGGGGTGCCATGATCACGACCGATCACCATGGCCTCGACGCCTGGGGCATCGCTGTCCGTGGCTGCCCGCGCCGGGCGTTGTACCACCGGGTCGCGACGCGCTCCATGCCCGGCTGGCGCATGGCTGCGATGCGCTGCATGACGATGTCCCGCCCTGGGTCGACCGTGACGATGCGCGCTTCGAGGCGCTTGTACTTCGCGAGGGCCTTGGCGCTGGGCTGAGTGTGGATCAAGTACACGTCGGTCGTGTCGAGGTGCTGGCACGCCTCGTCGATGGCCGCGTACCTCGCACGGTGCACGACCCGGGTCAGCACGTCGGTGTGGGCGTGGTGGTCAGCACCGGGGCCGGCCATGGCCAGCGCCATCAGGTCCAGGTCGATGACGATGTCCCGCGCTGTCGCGTGCGCCTTGATCCAGCTGGACTTGCCCGCGGCGGGTGGCCCGGTGACCACGATCAGCACGGTGGGTCACCACCTCCGCGAGGCGCGCTGTGGCGTTCGGGGTGCCGTCCTGTTGCCCCTGCTGCTGTTGCACCGCCGGTGCGCGCTGCGGGCGTTGGCGGGGTCGAGCAGGTCACCGCCGCGTGAGAGCGGTACGAGGTGGTCGAGGGTGAAGGCGAGCGGGTGCCGGCGGCCGTCGACGTTGGCCGGGATGTTGTGGCCGCAGATCCAGCAGGGGTGGCCCATGGCCTTCACCGCGGCGACGAGGCGGCGGTAGGGGCGCCCGTTGCGTATGCCAGCCACGGGCGCCTCCTGTGTCTACGCCTCGCCGAGGACGTCCTTGCGCGCGGCCTCGGCCTTGCGGTTGAGGGCGTTGCTCATCCGCATGAGCGCGAAGGTGAGGGCGCCGAGGACGGCGACGAGCAGCACCTGTGTGATCACGCTGACGATGTGGATGTCCTGGGTCGCGATGGCGACGGCGAGGGCGATGAAGTTGCCGGTGGCCCAGGCGAACCAGAGCCTCAGCTTCTCGACGCGGACTGCTGTCTGTACCTCACGGTAGGTGGCCATGGTCCCCCCAAGGACGCTCGACGGCTGAGTGGGCATCATGCGCCGTTGGGGGGCGTTGTGGTGGCCGTGTGGCCGTCCTGTAACCCGTAGGTGGTCTACACCCTGGGGGGCCATGCCCAGGTGCCGGGCTCGTCGCCTTCGTGGCGGGAGGTGGCCCAGTAGCTGTCAGGTCCGTCGAGCAGGACCTGAAGGTTCAGCGCTTCGTCGCCGAAGGCGGCAACGACGACGGCCGGGTACGTGCGGCCTGCTCCGGCCAGGTTGGCCGTGGTGCCGTCGTGGCTGCGCTGCTGCTGGATGCGGCGCGCGTCGTCCTCGGTGAGCCTGTAGAGGACGATCCGGCCGATGGTGGGCAGGGGCATGGCTTCCTCCGGGGCGAGCGTCTTGCACGGCGGCGTCCCGGAGTTCAGGTCCTCCTGGGCGCCGCCGTGAGCCTGGGCCGATCAGAGCCGGCGGATCTCGAAGGCAAGGGCGAGGCGTGCCAGCCGGGCGCGCTCTTGCACCTCGATCGGGAGCGGGACGGCCGAGGTGCCGCAGGAGCCCCTCAGACACGCGGGCGCTCCGTCGGAGACGTAGTGGACGTGCTTGCCCTGCTTGGCCAGCAGGTGGGCAGCCTCGGCGGCGCTCCGGGGCGCCTGAGTGTCGGCGGGCATGGCGCCTCCGGGTACGACAAAGGCCCCGCCGGTGGGCGGGGCCTCGGTGTCTGTGGTGCCGGTTTGTGGGCACAGCTGTACGCGGAAAGCGTGACAGGCCGTTGATCGCAGGTCAAGCGGCCTTGCGTGTCCGGCGTTTCAGTGCGAGGGCTTTGACCTCCTCGACCGCGTACAGCGGCTGACCAGTGCTGCCGCCAGCGTGGGTGAGCTGACCGCGCTGGACCAGCTTCCGGACGGCGGGGAGGCCGACACGGAGGACGCGTGCCGTCTGGTGGGCGGTCAGGTAGCCGGGGCGGATGATCTGCGACTCCATGCCTTCATGATGCGGCAGCGGTGTCGCCGACGGGCCTTGTCTCGGAGGCCGGTTCCGGGGCGATCCGGCTCTCTGGCGGCAGGCCCCGAAACTCGAAACTTCCCAGCTCGGGCCCGATATCGGGGGCGAAACCGGTTTCGGACCAAGGTGAAACCACAGCCTTGATCCGAAACCGGTTCGAGAGCCCTACTCGGCGTCTTCGGCGACGGGCAGATCGGCGTACCGAAGGCCCTTCGCGCCGCCGCAGCACTCCCGGATCGTGAGCTGCCGGGTGGACACCTTGAACGGCTTCAGGGCGGCGCTCAGCGCGGTGGAGGCCCCGGCGGCGTCCATGTCGAGCCACGGCCGGTACAGGTCGGCCCGGTATGCGGCCAGGGCCTCGACGAGCCGGTGCGAGTGGACCGTCTCGACTCCGTCCGGCCAGATCCCGCGCAGGTGGTCGACGACCGTCTCGACGTCCTGCTCCTCGACCTGCGCGCCGACTGCCTGCCCGGTGAGGGTGCCAGCCGCCATGCGCAGCGCCAGGGCGCGCTTGCCGATGTCCTCGGCCTCGGTCTGCTTGATGAACGCGGCCCTCACGGTGATGCCTTCGCGGCCGCGGGCGAGGATGCCGGTGCCCTGCTCGTCGATGCTGATGTCCGTGGCCCGCAGGCCGCGGTCGTAAGCGCCGGTGCCCAGCACGTTGTTGTTGGCGCGCCAGTCCATGACGGCCAGGCACAGGCGTGTGCCGACGCTGCTGGACACGGACGACGGCAGGGACGGAGCGTCCGGGTTCTGGGTGAGCAGGATGAGGATGAGGCCGTATGCGCGGCCCTTCTTGATGAGGCGGGTGGCCAGAGCGCCGGCCTCGTCCTTGTAATCGGCGTGGGTGAACAGCTCCTGTACCTCGTCGATGACGATGACGCGGGGGCCCAGCTGCTGCTCGGGGTACTTCTCGGCGAGCGCGCGGGTGACGCGGCGGCCGTCGGGCACCTCGGACGCGGGCAGGGACTTGATGAACTTGGCGCGCCGCTGGTACTCGGCGATGCCGGACCGCATCCCGCCGAGGGCGGCCTCCAGGTCCTCGTCTTCGTCGCCAGACACGTAGCGGTGGCAGACCGGCTTGACGGAGTCGAGGTCGCCCGATCCCTTCAGTTCGTAGATCCATAGTTCGGCGGTGGGGTCCAACGCGACGCCGAGGACGATGGCGAGCGCGCACGAGGTCTTACCCGAGCCAGGGATGCCGCCGACCAGCAGGTTCGAGTACATGAGCGTGATCTCGATGAGGTTGCCGCGCGGGTCGAAGCCGTACGGCAGCGGCTCGTACACGTCGGCCTGGCCGTCCTTCATGAGCGGCCACAGCTTCCGGCCAGCCTTGGACGGGTCGCGCTGGGCGACCCACAGCACGAGGCGCCCGGGGTGGGCGGTGCGGTCGGCCGAAGGCCACACCGTGGAGATGGGGCGTCGCATGGCCGCGGCAAGCGCGGCCCGCTTCTCCATGACGGCGGTGGCCTCGATGCCGGGCGGCAGGTCAACCTCGGCGCGCCACCCGGGCCCGTCGCGCATGACCTCGGCGGCGAACTCGACGCCCCGCTTGCCCTTCTTGCCCTCGATGCCGATGGCGGCGAGGGCGTCGATTACCTCGGTGGAGTCGAGGCGGCGCAGGATGTTGTTCGCGACGTAGCGGGTGACCAGCGGCTTCCCGTCGCGCTTCTTGCCGTTGAGGCCGACGAGGGTGGTGGCGGCGAGGGTGGCGGTGAGCGTCCAGCCGGGGGCCAGGAAGCAGCCGGCCAGCGTGGTGATGCCGGTGGTCGTGGCGACGGCCAGGGAGGCGATGCGGCGCGGGCGGCAGCGGCGGGAGTGCTCGCGGGACAGGGTGAGCCAGGCGTCGATGTCTGCGGACGCGGCGGCCTTGGCTTCGACGGGCCGGGCCTCGGTGTCGGCGACCCACTTGCCCCAGCGCAGGACCATGCGGGCGAGGCCGCGGGGCGCGCGGGTGAGCAGGCGCAGGGCGTAGACGGGCAGGCGGATGGCGTGGAAGGCGGTGACGTGCCCGTAGTACGAAGCGGTCCAGCGAGCGGCGTTGACGAACTCGGCAGCGTTACGCAGGAAGGTGGGGACGACGGGCGGGGCGTCGGCGAGGTAGGCCTGCCGTTCGGCGATCCAGGTGCCGTCGGCGGCGGGCTCGGGACGGTCGACGGGACGCGGCTCGGCGCTCTGGATGATGTCGAGGATGGTCTGCCGCGCGGCAGCGTCTTGGGTGTCCTCGGGGGCTTCCTGTAGCGGCTTGATCAGGCTGTCGGTCATGCTGGTCTCTCCGGTTGCTCGATGGGCGGTCCGGGGCCCGGGGGCGGCGACTGCTTGGCGGTGGGACGCCGCCCCCGGGGTGGAGCTAGCGGTATCGGCGCAGCTCACGCTCGATGCGCCGTGTGGTCTGCTCGTGCTCGTGCATCTGGCGGCGGGCGTCCGCGCGTTCCTTGCCGCTGCTGGTCCGCATGGTCACCCGGGCGCTCGCGGCGTCCCGGCGGGCCTGACTGAGGCGGCGCTCCAGCTCGGCGACCTCGGCCCGGCCGCGCTCCTCGGCGCGCTCGCCGATCCGCTCGGCCTCGCGCTTGATCCGGTCGTCGATGGTGTCCGCGTCCCGGTCCCCGGCGAGGGACTGCTTGGCGGCCCTGATGGTGAGCCAGGCCAGACGGCCCTTCTCGGCCGCGGTGTACGAGGCAGGCATGGTCAGGCCTCCGGGGTGATGTCGTCGGTGCTGGTCATGGCGGCGGCGATGGCGGCGTGGCTGCTGGCCACCTGCGCCCACAGTCCGCCGGCGGCGGCGAGCGGTACGGCGATGGCTCGGGCGTCGCCGCGGGCCGCGCGCTCGGCGTCGCGGGCGAGGGTGGCGGCCCGGGTGTTGGCGGCGTCCGCCATGCTCAGTCGCTGTTCTCGGGTCACGGTGGTTCCTCCGGTGGTGTGGATCGGGCAGCCGGTCAGCGGCGGTTGGCGCCCCGGCTAGAGCTCGCCGCGGCGCTCCAGCTCGCGGGCGATGTCGTTCTGGTCGGCGATGGCCCCTACGGACTTGTCTCCGAGGGCCCGCGACCGATCGATCAGCCGGTACTCGTTCCGCAGGTCATCGCTGGTGCGGTTCTTCGTCTCGGCGGCGGCGGGGGAAGGGCTCGTGCGGAATCGCATGTCGTTCTCCGATCGGTTGCGGGCCGGACTGTCCGGCCCCACCGCACCCCCGCAGGTGACAAGAAGTTGTCACCTGACGGAGGACGGAAGGGCAGGTCAGCGGCCCCTCTGGAAGTCCCGCCACATCGAGCGGAGGACCAGGGCGAGGATGGCGACGGACACGGCGCCGATGGCGACCGCGACGGCGAACAGGGCGGCGACCAGGCCCCCGGCGATACCGAGGCCGCCGATCGTCAGCCACTTCTTCGCGTCGAACTCCTGCCGGGCCGGCGCCGGGGAGGGCGCCTGGTTCTCGGTGGCCTTCTGCACGGCGAGGATCGCGGCGATCGTCCGCATCAGCTCGGTGTTGTCGGCGGCCTCGACGGCGTCCCGGGCGGCCTTCTCGATGTCGCTCACGGGTTGCTCCCGTCCGGCCCGGCCAGTGCCTTCTCCCGGTCGTACAGGGCGTCGATGGTGTCCCATGCCCCGGTCAGGCCTTGGGCGTTCATCTCGGCCCGCATCGCCGCCCGGAACTGCCGCTTCGAGGGCGGTGGATCCGTCGCGTACAGCTCGGCGGCGAGCATCGCTACCGCCTTGCTGTTCGCTGTCCGCGGCCCCTCCAGCGGGGGCGTGCCGGAACCGTGACCGCCCTGCGTGACCGCCAGGCCCGAACCCCCTGCGCCACCTGGGGTTTCATCGTCCGGCACGCCCCCCGCGAGCAGGGCTTGCAGCTCGGTGTCGGAGATCAGGGCGGGGAGGTCGGTGTGCCAGTCCGGCACGGGGTGCTCGTCGACGATCTGCGCGTACTCCTCCAGCGCGTCGTGGGTGGTCACGATCGCCTCGGCCTCGGCGTCCCGGGACGTCTTCACGATGTCCGCGGCGGCGAGGGTCTCGTCCGCCCGTGCCGCGGCCACGGCACGGGAGACGGCGATGCGGTCACGGGTGACGGCACGGGTGCGGTCGATGGCGGCCTGCGCCCGCGGGCTGATCCGGGTGCGCTCCCGATCGATCGCCATGACGAGGGTCATCTTCGCGAGGACGGGGACGATCGCGCCGACCGCCGCGGCGAGAGCGTCTCCGGCGAGGGCGCCGTGGACGGCGAGCACCGCGACCGTAACCGGAAGGAACACCCACCCGATCGCCACGGGGAGCCGGGCACTGGATCCCTGCCGGCGGTGCGCCGTCTCCTGCGCGAGGGCGTACAGCCAGACGGCGTCGTAGAGGACAGCGACGGAGTAGGCGAAGGCGGGGTGGGCGGTGGCGGTGAGGATGTCGCCGATCGCGGCGACGGCCCACACGACGGCGACAGCGGTGAGGGCCGCGGGCAGGGCCCAGGGCGCCGCCTTCTTCAGGTGGTTCTTCATCGCGCGGCCACCGCCGCGGCGGGTGAGGCGATCAGGTGGGCGTCGTCGCGGTGGTTCTGGGCGCGGCGGGCGGCGCTGCTGGCGTAGTCCTCGTCGCACAGGCGGTGCAGCTCGGCGACGCGCGCTTTGGCCCCCTGGTCGGGGGCGATAGGGTTCCGCTGGGTCATGAGGAGCTTCCGTCTCTCTCGTGATCAAGTGGTGCCCCGGACGGGCGGTAGGGTCGCCTGCTCCGGGGTTGCCCGCTTTCCGGGCCTATTCGGTTGTGGTCGGGGAGCTGAGGGCCGGGGTTAGGGTCCCGGTTCCGTGCTCACGGATGGCTTTACGGACTGCGCTCGGGCTGACGCCTCGGTCGCGAGCGACTGCTGAGATCGTCCCCAGCTCCCGCACCCCGTCTTCGAGCGCTGCCGCTCGTGTCCGGGCGCTGTCTGAGATCTCCTCCAGCAACTGCTTCTGCCGCTGTGCCTCGGCGTCAACTCGTTCGCGCCAATTGGTGGTTGGCACGCCGTCCACAGTATCGAACCCTAGGGTTCTAGGCAACGGGTTGGGTCGTGTCGGCGGGCTGGAAGTGGTGCAGCATCAGGAAGTCGTCCGCCTCGTAGACGTACTCGCACCACGGGCACACCAGGCTCGTCTCTCCGGACCGGTGCCGCAGCGGCGCCCCGCACACCGCGCCGTCCGTGCCGACGACGGCGACGCACTGCCCGATCCGCCGGCCGCGGTCGTCACCCTCACCGAGCACGGACAGCGCCTCGCCCTCCAGGCTGCGGACCGCCTTGGCCAGGTCACCGGATGACGGGTACTCGGCGGAGATCCACTCGACGTTCATCCAGAGCCAGCGGGCCGCGACCAGGATGCGGCGGTCCACGCCCCGCTCGATGACGGGCTGGCCCCAGCCGCGCCACGACTGGATGTCCGAACGCCAGCGCTCCAGGACGCTGGCCATGCCGCCGTACCAGAGGTCCAGCGCGCTGTCGTTGAGCGGCGACGAGGGCCCGGGGTGGCCCGCGGAGACGCGCTCCATCGCGCCGCGGGCCACCGGGGCGAGCGCCCCGCTCAGCCGCCCCGCGAGGGCAGGCAGCCGCTGGAGCCGCTCGACGAGCGCGAGCGTGTCGCCGGGGCACAGGTAGCCGTACTCCAGCGGACGCTCGCACAGGCCACAGTCGTTCACGGCGTGCTCTCTTCCTTCGGCTCGGCGAGTGCGGCCCGCAGCTCGACGGCGGCGCCGCCGTAGGCGCGGAGGATTGCCCACCGCCGGGCGAGCCGGTCGGCCCGCCCGACTGCCGCCTCGGCCGCGAGGGCGCGCTTCTTCCACTCGTCGCCGCGGCGCCAGCCCTTGGAGGCGTTCTCGTACAGGGCGTCGAGGTCGTCGTCGGTGATGCTGCTCGCGGTGTGCCGGGGCTTGCTCATGCGGTGCTGTCCTTCCTGGTGCAGGTGGCCGGGTCGTGCTCGGCGCCGGCCGTCGCCCACCAGGCCTCGCAGCAGGCGGCGGCCAAGGCGGATGCGACGGTGAGTTCGGCGCCCGGCGTCCGGCGGGGAAGCGCCGGTCGCCCCCTGCGGGCGCGGGTGGCGTTCACGGGACCGAAGAGCGACCGGGCGGTCGCGGCGGTGTCGCCGTGTCCGGTCTCGCGGATGAAGGCGATGAGCGGGACGAGCGAGCAGCCGGCGAGGGCGGCGACCGCCCAGGCCTCGCCGTAGAGCGCCTGTTGGACGGTGGCGTAGGCGAGGAACAGGGCGGCGGCGATGTAGATCGTGCACGCGACGCGGGCGAGGCGGCTCATAGGTAGCTCCCTGTCAGCTGGACGGTGCGGATGGTGTGGACCTGCCTTTTGGTGAGGCCCTGGCCCCACAGGTCGGCGTGGTCGTGCGGGCGGGATCGTGGGGTGAGGGTGCAGGCGCAGGGGCTGTGGGGCTGGGCGGCGGCGGGGAGGAAGTGGCCGCGGGTGCAGCGCGCTTTCATGGGTTCCTCCGTGGTGTGATGGGCGGAGGGCCGGGCCTGATAGCGACAGGCCCGGCCTGCTACGCGGCGGTGAGGGCAGCGGGGGCGGGCACCGGGATGCCGGTGGCGGCGGAGAGCACGTGCGCGGCGAGCCGCGGCGGGACGGCGTTGGCGATCTGCAAGAAGCGGCGCGACTCGCTCCCGTGGAACGGGTGGTCGGCGCGGAAGCTCTGGAGGACCGCGGCCTCGGCGAGGAGAAGCGGGCGCTTCTCAAGGTCGTCGTGGCCGTCGACCTTGACCCACACGTAGTCGTGGCGGGAGTGGCCAGCGACCAGCGTTCCTGCGGGCTGGTCCAACCGGCGCACGGTGGCGTTCGACCGCTTGCCCTGCCGAAGCACCCACCACGAACGAGCCTTCTCCGTCAGCGTTCGAGCAGGCTCGTCACACGGCCACTCGTTGCCGCCGGACGTCTTGCGCTCGCCGCGGGTGCGGACCCACAGGCCGGGCTCCAGGCCGAGGGTGTCGGCCATGGTCACCCACGGCAGACGCGACTCACCGAACAGATCCACCTCGGTGCGCTCGCCGTGCGTCGGCGCTGGCGCAGTCACCGACCGGACCCGAGAGGCGATCAAGATGGCGCGCTTGCGTGTCTGCGGCACCCCCCAGTCCGCGGCGTTCAGCACGCCGGTCCAAGTGCTGTATCCCCATCCGCGCAGTACCCCGGCGTACTGCTTCCACAGCGGCAGCACTCCGGGCACCTGCTCCAGACACACCCACTCGGGGCGCAGGTCGTACAGCCACCGCATGGGCTCCGCGGCGAGGATGGACTTCTTGTCCTTGCAGGAGGTCGCGAGAACGGCGCGGGTGTCTCGTCCGTGGGCGAGGTCGTGCACGGCTTGGTGGACGTGTGGCAGGTCGGTGACACCCTTCTGCTTTCCGGCCTGCGAGTAGGGCGTGCACACCGGCGAGCCGATCACCCTGACGCGCGGGCTGGCGAACGGAGCGGTCGGGTACTGCGTGACGTCGCACTGGATCGTCGCGTGCCCGGCGGCGTGCGACGTGCGGGCAGCATCGGCATCGATCTCCAGGCCGACGTCAGCGAGGCCGAGTTGGGTGAGTCCCTCGGTCCAGCCGCGGGGGCCGGCGAACAGGTCCACGATCATGGGGTTCCTCCGTGGTGTGAGTGGAGGGACGGGCCTGATAGCGACAGGCCCGACCGGCTACGCGGCGGGGGCGAGCAGGGAGTCGAGGACCGACGTCACGTGGTCGGTGTCGATCAGGTCGGCGATGTCTCCGGCTGTGGCCTGGCGAGGGACGGTGATCCCACGGCGGCGGCACAGACCGAGCTGCTTGGGGCTGGGCTTGCCCGAGCGCCAGCGGGCCCGGCGGTCGACGAAGGCGCCGGGGGTCAGGACGCGGGCCTGCTGCTCCAGCCAGGCGAGCGCCTCGCCGAGCGGGCGGGCGGTGTCCTCGCGCGGCGGCTGCACGCCGGCCTCCGCCGTCCAGCGGCGCATCCGGTAGAGGCGTGAGCCCGGGTCCCGGACGAGGAAGAGCACCATCGCGTTCGAGACGCGGATGAACCACGTACCGGCGGGCGTGCGGAGCCAGCGGATGGACGAGCCGCCGAACAGGTTGATCTCCTCGGCCGTGACCTGCGCGGCCAGCGTCCGGCGGTGCTCTGTGGCGGCGTGCTCCTCGGCGACCTGCCGCAGGCTCTTGCCCTCCTCGGCCGGGCCGATCTCCCGCTCGGTGAGGTCGACCATGCTGGCGAGCTTGTGGCGGGACGCGGCGCCCATGACGTCGAGCAGCAGCGCGTCGGTCTTGCCGGGCGCCGGTCGCAGTCCGCGGCCGACCATCTGCACGTAGAGGCCGGGGCTCTTGGTCGGGCGGGCGACGACGATGCACGAGGTGTGCGGCGCGTCGAACCCCTCCGTCAAGACCATGCAGTTGGTGAGCACCTGCACGTCGCCGGCCACGTACCGGGCGAGGGTGGCGCGGCGCTCGTCGCGGCCCATGTCACCCCACACCGGGGCCGCGCTGATACCGACCGCTGTCAGGGCGGCGGCGGCCTGCTGAGCGGTCGCCACGGTCGGTGTGAAGACGACGCCCGCCCGATCGGCGGCATGGTCCACGTACGCCTTGGCGATGGCGTCCAAGGCGCCGCTGTCCTCCAGCGCCTTGCCGAGCTGGCTGTCGACCAGGTCGCCGCCGCGGGTCTTCACCTTGTTCAGGTCCAGGGTGTCGACCGTGATGGCCTTGCCCCGGACGTCACAGAGATAGCCGTCGCTGATCATGTCGAGGATGTCGAGGCGGAACACGACGTCCTGCCAGACCTCGGCCAGGCCACCGTCGGTGCGCGTCATCGTCGCCGTGAAGCCAGCGACGGGCACGCCGTCCCAGGCGCCGAAGTGGCGGAGCACCTCCATGTACGTCGGGGCGGCGGCGTGGTGGCACTCGTCGACGATGATCAGGCCGATGTCGCGGATGGCCTCGCGGCGCCGCGGTACGGCCAGGGTCTGGACGCTGGCCACGATCACGTCGGCGTCCTGGTGGTCGTCGCGCTGAGCCTTGACGATGCCGACCCGCAGCATCGGGTCGACGGCCAAGAGCTTGGCCGCAGCCTGCTCGATCAGCTCTTCCCGGTGGGCGATGACGAGGACTCGTCGGCCGCCTAGGGCGTCGAGCATCTGGTGCGCCAGGTGGGAGAACACGACGGTCTTGCCGGCGCCGGTGGGCAGTACGACGGCCAACCGGTTCTGGCCGTCGGCCCATCCCTTACGCAGGGCCTCGATGGCGTCGAGCTGGTACGGGCGGGGGGTGAAGGTCGCGGGTGCGGCGATGGTGGTGGCGTTCATGGTTCACCTCGGTTCGGTTGCTGGGCTTTTGCAGGGAGTGCAGGGACTTGGCGGGAGGCGTGCAGGGAGTCCCGCGTCAGGTAGCTGTGCCGTTGATTTGCGGTTTTGCAGGGAGGCAGGGAGTTGCAGGGAGTTAGCTATGGGCTTACGTGGTGAGAGGTCCGGCGGAATCGTCGAGAGATCCACACCGCAGATGTGGTGTGCGATGCATGTGAGACGCGCGCGCTGTAAGGGGGGCGGCGTGAACTCCCCGCAACTCCCCGCCTCCCTGCGTCATCGCAGACCAGGCCCTGTGCAGGGAGGCGGGGAAGTCCCTGCACAGGTCCCTGCCAGGTCCCTGCACTCCCTGCGTCACGCGCGGCGGCCGTCATGACTCGTGCCGTCCTGTGCCGCGCTGCTCGTGGACCTCGACGCGCCAGACGTTCGCGCGGCGGTGCGCGTCCCAGACCTTGACCACCTTGTGGGTGCCGAAGTACCGGCCGGCGCGGCTCTTGAGCCAGCCACCCAGGACGTTCGGGGTCGGCATCTCGCCGGTCTTCGGGTGGCGCGGTACGTGGTCGGCGACGGAACCGAGCACGGCGCTCGTGGTCTGCGCCTGGTCGCCGAGCTTCTCCCGCCAGGACTCAAGGAACGCCGACCACTCCAGCTGCTCGTCGTCCTGGTCGATGGCCTTGTCGCGGTCGGCCATCCATCCCTCGACGCCGAGGTAGGCCAGGAGCCCGGCCACCATGGAGGCCCATTCCGAGTAGTCGCCCTTACGGATGCGCTCGGTCGGGGCGCCGGCGGCGAGCCAGGCCCGGACCATGGTGACGAGGGCGGCCACGACCGTGGAGGCGTTGGCGCGCAGCCACGGGCGAAGGTCTCCCACGCGGAAGCCGTCGCGCTGGTCGGGGTCGGGACAGTTGGGGTCCAGGCGTACCCACATGACGCGGCGTCCGTTGTCGCCACCGGTGCGCAGGGCGTTGCCGGTGACGATCCAGACGCGGTCGTTGGGCATGGTCACCGAAGAGGTGGAGCCGAGGACGCGGTCACCCCAGTGCTCGGCGGTGAGCAGCGACGACAGGACCGGGCTCTTCAGCACGAACCCGTTGGGCAGGTTGTCGAGGACGACGACCGGTTGCCCGGTCGTGTAGAGCTGGGTGGTGATGCTCTTCCGCAGCTCGGTGTCGTTCTCGGGCCAGGCGGTCTCGGAGATCCCGTATGCCGCCTTGAGGATGTCCTTCAGCAGCGACTTGCCCGAGCCCGGAGCGGTCGCCGTGAGGATCCACATGGGCGTCGGCCCGTAGAAGTGCGGTCGCAGGATCGGCGTGATCAGTGCCCCGAGGAAGTGAGCCCTGTCGGACGGCTCCTGCCAGGGGAAGTCGGCGAGCATGTCGCCGAGGACGATCGACTTCGCGCGCTCCAGGCTCTGGCTGGTGACGTCGGGCTGGAGACGGCGCAGCGGCACGCGAGGCTCAAGGTAGAGACCGGTGGCCCGGTCGTAGCCGGGCTCGCGCAGCAGCGTCCCGTCGGGCCGGACCACGGGCGAGGTGACGATGCCGCGCAGCCGAGGCAGCGGCCACGTGCGCCGGCCGAGGATCGTGCTGCACGTCTTCGGCATGAGCAACTCGCGCTCGTGTTTCATCCCCTCGGTGATGGGGTCGGGGCGGACCGTGTAGGTGGCGACGTGCTCGGCGAGGTAGGCCCGCAGGTTGTCGGTGCCGAGCTGCTGCATGGTCGGGTTGCCCTCGTCGTCCTTGTGGACCCACGTGGGCCCACCGGACCGGGCGTAGAGGTCCGGGAGACGGCCCTCGTTCATCAGGCCCAGGACGCCGTCCAGTGCGTCGGCCTCGTTGGTGATGTCCAGCTCGGGGGTGCTGCTGACGAGGCGCAGACCGGGTCCGTCTCCTGCTACCTCGTCGGGTGCGTGCTCGGCGTCGAGCGCAGATGATCCGTCGCTGAAGTGCCGAGGCTGCTGCTGCTGCGAGACGAGGTTGAGCGGGCGGGTGTCGGTCCCGAATCCTCGCCCTCGCAGCTCGGCGGCGGCGCGCTTGAAGTGCTCGGTGGTGGTGCCGCCCTGCGTCAGGTGGGTGTACGCGGCGAACTTGTCGTAGGGCGTCTCGGACTCGAACGTGGTCGAGGTGGTGAAGACGTACAGCCGGTCCCGGTCCGCGGCGTGGCCGGTCGTCGCTGAGATCCCCTGGGTCTTCCCCTTGCGCCGCCAGTACGTGGTGTTGCCGCGCGTGAAGATCGGATCGAACTCGTCACCGATGATCTGCGGCCAGTCGGTGCGGGCCTCGAAGTCGTCACCGGGCCGGACGGTGCCTGCGGGAAGCTCTCGCTTCGGGCGCGGCGCTGTCTTCGCCTTCTCCTCGCGAGGCATCGCGTCGACCATCTGGCAGATGGCGTGCACCGCGTCGAGCGTGTCCGGGTCGAGGGTCGGGATACTGCTCGGGCCGCCAGCGAGGCGGAGGTACGGGAGCCCGGACGCGTGGACCGGACCGCCGGACGGCTCGACCAGTCCGTAGCCGCCCTCGCCGCGGGTCTCGATGAGGACGCGCACGATTCGAGAGTTGGGCTTCTCCGCGACGCGCTGTCGTTCCTCCGCGCTGTACTCATCCTCACGCGCCAGGCGGCTGGCCAGCTTCTTGTTACCGGCGACGCCGCCCTCGACACGGATCCGGTAGTGCACGCCACCGGAAGGCGACTGGCTCGCCCACCCGGTGGTGATGCTCTGCCACACGTCGCCGAGGCCGGACCCTTCCATGATCTCGGTGACCTCGTCGAGGACGTGGTCGCGCACGGCGAGGCCCTCGAACTCCAGCATCTCGACGTTCCCGGAGACGCCGCCGTAGACCACGGCGATGCCGCGCGGCCGGTCGCCGTTGAACCACTGGTCGTGCTCATCGGGAGTGCTGCGGGCGACCTTGTACGGGAGCCAGGACACGGCCGGCTTCTTGGTGCCGTCGGCTTTGATGGGCAGGACGCACAGGCCGGCGTCGTGCAGCTCGCGGGCTGCCGCCCGGAGGTCCGGGGTCTGCTCGTCGGTCAAGGCTGCTCCCCGTAGTGGTGCCGGGCGAGGTGCTCGGTCTTGATGGCGCGGGCGAAATCCGGAATCTCGACGCCGTAGACCGGGCCCTCGCGGCGCTGCGGGCAGCCGGGGCGGTAGCAGTCGTAGCGGGCGCGGCGGCCCTCCATGTCGACGATCAGCAGGGCGTCGATCTGCTGAGCGGAGGCCGTGCGGCCCGGGGTTTCCCGCGCGCGCACGGTGGTGCTGGTCAACGGGCCCCCGAGACGCGTGCGTTCCAGGCGTCGAGCGTCTCGGTGTGGCCGGCCGTGACGGACTCCTGGAAGTCGCGGGCCAGCCTCAGCTCCTGCTCGCGGCGGGCGATCTCTTCGCGGAGCTGGAACAGCGTGGTCGTGGGGTGCTGGCCCTGCGGGACGATCGCCATGCCGGTGCCCTCTGCGGTCCAGATGACGGCGGCCTTGGGGAGCTGCTCCTCGTCGGTGGCTCTCGACTCGTGCAGGGTGATGTGGTGCTGGGCCGCGACCTGGCGGAGGGACTCGCGTGCCAGGAAGGACGACACCCACGCGTAGATCGTGTCCGGGGCGCCGGTGATCCTGATCAGTTCGCCGATGGCGTCGAGGCACTCGGCGACGTCGGGCTCGGCGAGCAGCTTGCTCGCCTCGATGGCGGCCAGGGCTCGGGCGACGTCGGGCGTGGTGGACGGCGTGGCTGCCGTGGGAAGCTCTCGCATTGAGCGGACCCCGTTCTCTACTTGCTGGCGCTTGTGGGTGCGGACTGCTCTGCTGACGGCGCCTCCGGCTGGACCCCGGGGGCGTCGTCGTTTTCGCTGGCGGATGCCGACTGGACCTCGGCATCCGCACGCTCGGCCAGGCCGAGGAAGCGGACGAGGTCGCTGCGGCGGACGCGGAGCGCGCGGCCGAAGGGGATGACCTCGATGGGGAACTGGCCTTCGCGGACGAGCGCGTAGCCGTTCGTCAGCCCGATGTTCATGGCGGCGAACGCGTCCTTCACGGACGGCATCGCGGGCAGGGCGAGGACCTGCTCGGGGGAGAGACCGGTTGCGGTCGTCATGACGTCACCCGGGTCTGGGCCGGGATGAACGTCCGGCCGGCCCGCTCCATCTTGATCCACAGGTTCAGGAGCCCCACGCCCAGAGCGGTGGAGATGGCCCTGGCCTTGGGCTCGGGGACGATGCGCTGAGTCCCGGCCATCAGCGCGCCGATCGTGCCGTGCGCCACTTTCGCTTTCGCGGCGAGTTCGCGGCTGGTGATGGCCTCGCCGGTGTCGGTCCGCTCCATGAGGAGCTTGAGCCGGTCGCTGCTGACGACCGCGTACATCGTGGGTTCTGGACTCACGTTCACTCCACGGGATACTTCGTTCAGTTTTCTGAACGACGTGAGTGTGAGCATTCCACTACCTGAACGGATTGTCCAGCTTCCTGAATGGCGAGGCTTGGAATCGTAACCAGCCATTCACCAGTGCCCGTCTGGCGTCCTCGTGCAGATTGCTGAACACTTCAGTCAGCGATCGTGATGAACGGTGTCGGTGACCTGCTCGTACGTTTCTGTGAACCGCACAAGGCCTGAACGGACGCACCCCCACCTCAGTGCACAGGAGTGGCAGGATGACCCCCATGGCAGACCGGGACGATACGACCCAGACCCCTGAACGGCGGACCGCTTTCGCGGACTTGATCCGCCGGCGTCGCAGCGAGCTGAATCTCAGCCTGGACGCGTTCGCGGCGAGGGCTGTGGATCCCGTGACTGGGACCGTTGTGAAGCGCGGATGGATCTTCCGGCTGGAGACGGGGGAGCCCGTCAAGTCACCTGAATACGAAGAGCTTTGCGCCCTTGCCGCCGCAGCCGATCTACCGGTGGAGGCACTCCAGGATGCGGCCGGCTCACAGTTCCACGGCAGGGATCCGCTGCGCTCCGGAGCCGGGTCGGCGGTGAGCGTCGCCTACGTGCGCAAGCTCGACAGGCTCCCGGAAGAGCAGCGAGCCAGGCTCCTGGCGTTCATCGACAGCATCGTTCCGCCGGAAGACGACCACACCGGCTGAGTCGGACATTCCCCTCCGGTTCACTATGAGTAGTGAACGCGAGCAGGGAGTATCCAACTGAGGCTGGTGGTGCGATCATGTTCGGACCCCTATGGATGAGGGGATGCAGGTCGAGAGCGAAAGTCGAACGTGTATGCGATAGATGGGGGAGGTTGTATGACGTCACCCAGGGGGCGAGCCCGAGCCTGGTACGTCTTCAGCGACGCCCTACCGGATGGAGAACTTATGATGCCGATCGTGACGCCGCACGGGACCGCCATCGCCGTGCGCCCGGGGCACATGACGGATGAGCTGATGGCCGAGCTGAACCAGTCGGCGGAGCACCTGATCAGCATCGGAATCTGGCAGCCTGGTGAGGGGAGCGGCGAGCCGCCCCGGGAGGAGTAACACCATGCCGTCTGCGCGTAGGGCCGGAAGCATCACGAAGCGGTGCGAGTGCCGTGGGCCAGGCGGAAAGCTGCTGGGCAAGGCGTGCCCGCAGTTCAGCAAGAAGTCACACGGTTCCCTATCTCTGCGCCAGGAGTTGCCGCCCGACGCAGACGGAAAGCGCCGCACCTTCCGGCGCACTGGATACGGCAGCGTGAAGGACGCCTCGGCCGACCTGTCCCGGCTACAGGCGATCCTCGACCTGCCAGGTGACGACCTGGACGAACAGCGGCGCGTCGGCGACCTGTTGGCCGACGTCATGGCCCGCCGCGCAGCCATCCCCCCGGCTGCTGACGTACAGCGCAAGCTCGGCGTGGGCGTCCCGCTCGACGGGAAGATGACCGTGGCCGAGTGGCTCGACCGCTGGATGGCGAACAAGAAGACGCGCGTCACCACGAACCGCGGCTACGCCTCCCACATCCGCGTGCATCTCAAGCCCGCCCTCGGACACCTACGCCTGGACCGGCTGTCGGTCGGCCATGTGCAAGCGATGTTCGACGGCATCAACGACCGCAACGACGTCATTGCAGCGGAGAACGCCGCTCGCAGTGAGCAGGCCGCCCGCTGCAAGCGCGGAAAGCCCGGAGCACCAAAGGCTGGCGAGCGCGCGCAGCTGGCTGCGGAGCGAGCCAAGCTCAAAGGCATGCCGCCGTTCCGCCGGGTCACGGGACCGAGCACGAAGCAGGCGATCCGCCGCACTCTGCGTGCGGCCTTGAACCGCGCGATCGGCGAGCAGCTCATCACCTTCAACGCCGCCGCGCACGTCGAGCTGGAGACGGCCGCCCGCCCCAAGGGCCTGCTGTGGACGGACGAGCGGGTCGAGCGCTGGCGAGCAACCGGCGAGATTCCGAGCCCGGTCATGGTCTGGACACCCGAGCAGCTCGGCGCGTTCCTCGACGCAGCAGAAGGGCACCGGCTGTACGCCGGGTACCACCTGATCGCCTATCACGGGCTACGCCGCGGCGAGGGTGTCGGCCAGGGGTGGACGGACTGCCACCTCGACGTGCGTCCGCCCCGCGTCGACGTGACGACCGAGCTGGTGGTCGACGGGTGGAAGCCGGTCGAGACGGCACCGAAGACGGACGGATCTGCCGCCTCTGTGATGATCGACCGTGGGACGGTCGTCGTGCTGCGCGAGCACCGCGCCCGCCAGGCTGCCGAGCGTGAAGCCTGGAACGCGCGGGCCGCGCGGGAGCGGGCCGAGGGCAAGGACACGGCGGACTGGACCGACACGGGCAAGGTGCTCGCCGCAGAGGACGGAACCTGGCTGCACCCGGACTTGCTGAGCCGGGAGTTCAAGAGGATCGCGGAAGCGGCGGGCCTCCCCCCGATCAACCTCCGCGACCTTCGCCACGGGGCGGCGGCGCTCGTGAAGGCCGGCGGCGGCGACCTGCACGACGCGAAGACGAAGCTGCGCCATTCGACCATCACGCTGACCAGCGATACGTACATGGCGCTGTTCACGGAGTACGAGGAAGAGCTGACGGAGAAGTCGGCGGCCGCCGTCCCGCGCGCGCGGCGGGCACAGAGCGAGGCCCCGTCGCCGGTCGCTGTACCGGAGGCGGGGCCTGCCGCGTCGCAGCCAGCGAGCGCGGATGTGGATAGCGGCCACGGTACGCGCGAGCGCTGACAACAGCCAAGCCTCTGGATAGAATTGACGAACAAGCAAAGGGCCTCTGACCTGCGGGTCGGAGGCCCTTACTGCTGGCCCCGTGCTGGCCCGAAGGCCGCGCAACGGCGCGATACGAGACGGTACGAGACGGTGTGAAGTGTCGTCGATGAACGGACGATAAACGCCTCTGACCAGCACCGGACGATACGGTGCGAGCCTCAGTGGCACGGCGCGATACGGGACGTGATGGGAGCGCCGCAGACTTTTAATCCATTGGTTGTGGGTTCGAGTCCCACAGGGTCTACGGAAGAGCCCCCAGCTCAGAGGCAATCTGAGCCGGGGGCTCACTCGTTTTCGTGGCGTCTCGTACCGTCCTGCTGGCCCGCTGCTGGCCCGAAAGGTCGGCGGACATGAGCGAGGGCGGCCACCCGATGGGTGACCGCCCCGCCCTGCCTCGGCGCCCTGTCCGGGACCTAAGCCCCAACGCCTCAGCAGGCCTATGCCCCCAGCATGATCACACAATGCCTCATCTGTTAGGCAGACTTTTTGATCTTGGTGGCCGACGGTGTCTCAGTGCGAGACCTATCCGACGACGACGTTGACCGGCTTGCCGCCTGGCGTCGCCTGATCGGCGACCGCATTCGAGACGAGCGGTTACGGCAGAACCAGACTCAAGAGACGCTCTACCTCGCGGCCGGGATCGCCCGGTACACCCTCCAGCGGGCGGAGTCGGGCGCCGATGTGCAGGTCTCCACGCTCCAGCGCATCGCTGACGCTCTCGAAGTCCCACTCTCCGAACTCGTCCGCTGACCTACGCGGCGGCCAATCCTTCGTAGTGGTCGCACAAGGCGCTCAGTACCCGGGCCAGTCGGCGGGCGTGCGCCAGGCCGGCGGCCAGCCCCGGTCGCGCCTCGATGCGCAGCTTGCCCCGGGCCTCGCCGATGCAGGCGAGCGCGCAATAGCGGGGGATGTCGTCGTCCGGAAGCCCGTCCGCGACCGCCTGTACGTCCGGCATCAGCACCTCGATGTGGCCGCGAACCTGGAGAGTCAGCGTCTCCAGTAGGTCCGCGTCGGGTGGGGCGCTCTCGGCGAGCAGGATGCGCGCCGTCTCTCTCATCGTGGCGATGTCCGGCGGTGGCTCGACGGTGCCTGTCGTCGCGGGGGCTGGGGCGGTACGGTGCGCCATGTCGACTCCATCCAGTCGTCCACGCCCCCGAGCCCGGCCAGGCTGCGGGGGTGCTGTCTGTCTCCGCAGCGTAGACCTAGGTAGCTAGGGTTGCTAGGCGAGTCAGGCAATCTCGTCTCGCCCGGCAGGCCTGTCCTGCCTAGCGTCGAGATCATGGATTGGAAGCCGGACGTCCCGCGATGGCAGCAGGTGTACGAGGTGATCGAGGGGCGGATCGCGAACGGGATGTATCCGCCGGGCGCGCAGCTGCCGGGCGTGCTGGCACTCCACGGAGAGTTCGGGATCGCGCAGATGACGGCCAGACGGGTGTTGACCGAGCTGCGGGACGCGGGCCTGGCGCAGATGCAGCCGGGCATCGGCACGTTCGTCACTGAGCTGCCGAAGCCCTAGCCTCCCGGACGCACGAAAGCGGCCCCGCCCTCCCATAGGGGAGAGCGGGGCCGCGACGGTCTACTGCTGCCAGGGTGTCAGGTCGAGCTGCTCGGGCGGCGCGGGTGCCGGTCCGGCCGGCGTGTCCGGGCCGACGAGCTTGGCCCACCGCCAGATATCGATGACGTATGAGGTGAGCAGCTTGCGCTGCTTGCGCTCCGCGTCGAGATCCGTCCGTAGCTCGGCTGCGATCGTGCTGAAGTCCGAGCGCCTGTTGGTCGCCCTCGACTGCCCCCACGACAACAGGCCTACGACCAGGGCGACGGCGCCCCCAACCATTGCGCCCACGTCCATCAGCGCCTCGCCTTCCTCAGGTACGGCGGGGGCGGGTCGTCCATGCCGGACACCAGCACCACGCCGATGGTGAACGCCCCCCACCCGCAGGCGCTGCCCACCGCCGGGGGGAAGGTGCTCGCCGCGGCGGCCGAGAACACCCCGGCCCACAACCCGCCCGGCACTGCGAGCGCCACGAACCCTGCCGCCTGTACGCGCGGCCACTCGACGAGCAGCCCGGCCGCCGCGGCGACCAGCCCGCAGCCCACCCACATCCAGCCGAGGGTGTCGAGCCCGCCCGGCACGTGCCGGGTCAGCTCGGCAAGCCCGCGGGCCGTGCCGTACCGGGGCTGGCCGATGATGCCGAGCCCCCCGTACCCGGCCCAGCCGAGGCCGAGGACGACGAGGAAGGCGCGGCGGTGGGAGAACCGCCGCGCCGCCGCGCCCCACATCAGGCGTCAGCCTTCGCCCTGTTGGGCACCGCCCAGGTGATGCCCCAGGCGGCGAGGACGGCGAGCGCGATGGTCACGCCCTCCCCGGTGGTGAGTGCCCCGTCCTGCACGGCGGTGGCGGCGACGGAGGCGCCGGCCGCGAGCCCGGCCACGATCGACTTGGCGATGCTGGAGATCTTCATGGTGGTCCTCACTTCTTCTCAAGCTCGGTGACGCGCTGCTCCAGGGAGGTGAGCCGCTGCTCGGTGGTGGGCTGCGGCTTCGGCGCCGGCCCCGGGAGCGGGGCGGGGAGAGTGATCGGCTTCGACCACGAGGCCGGATGCGTCAGCCGCTCGGCGACGTCCTTGCGGAGCTGGGCCATGGTGAAGGTGAACTTGCCGCGGGTGCCGTAGCCCTCGACCGGTCCGGCCGGGTCGATCTTCCCCTCGACGCTGGTCTCCAGGTGGCCAGCGACCGAGCCCGCGCCCCAGCCGTGGTGCCTGCAGATCGCTGCGTTCCAGCGGACCCAGGTGTCGTACTGCGCCCTCGTGTACGCGTCGCGGCCGTTGCCGAGGTTCTCCGTCTCGATGCCGTACAGCTGGTCGTTGCCGTCGACAGTGCTCGACTTGTCCTGCTTGGGCAGCGGCTTCTCTGCGGTGATCGCCGCCATGACGTTCGCGGCGGCCAGCCCCGCGTGGTTGGCACGGTGGCAGGAGACCAGGACGGCGATACCCGACTTGGGCAGGAACGCGTGGCAGAGCGGCGGCGGGAGGCTCGGCGCCCCGCCGGTGGTCACCGCCTTCAGCGAGTCGGATCCGGCCGTGTGGTGGTTGAGGACGCCGTGGACGGGGCCGAACGGCTTGCCGGTGGCAGCGTCGCGCCCGCTGGTCTCCCAGCCGTGGAACTCGGTGAAGCGGACGCCCTCCGCCTTCAAGGCCGCGCGCCACTCGGCCGCGGTCATCGGGTTGGCCATGCGGATCTCCAGACATGAGAAACGCCCCGGCCGTCGGCTCGGGGCGGCAGGGGCGGGACGGGTCAGGTTGCGGGCTGATATCGGCGGACGGTGAGCTGCCCGTAGGCCTGGTCGACGGTGATGGACTGGCCGTCGGCGGCGGTGGACATGGCGTCGCCGCGGAGGACGACCGTCATCCGGTGCCCGGCTGGCCAGCCCGCGGGGACCTGGTAGATGGTGTCGGTGACCAGCGGCATATGGTGCCGATCACGGGTGACGTTGTCGCCACAGTCGGAGCTGATCTGCGTCCAGGGGCCGCTGCTGCCAAGGCCGCTGTCCGTGTCGTACATCCACAGGTGATAACCCACACCGACCGTGTATGGCGGCGCGGTGTCATTGGTGACTCTCGCCCGGGCGGTGACGTCGAGTACGTCGCCCGCAGCGACCGGGACTGTGACCCGCAGCAGCGTGCGGTAGCCCAGGCCGGGGCCCAGGCCGATCGGCAGGGTCTTGGCTGGGACCTCGTCGGTTGCGTGCAGGCCGAGGAGGACCGGGGTGAGTGCTGATGTGATCACCAATGCTCCTTACGCGGCGGCTTCGTAGGTGATGGACCCGCGCAGGATGTGTCCGGCGGCCAGCGTCGCGGGGGTGGTCGGCGTCATGTTCGACCCGGTCGCCGGGGTGGCCGACGTCGGAAATGTCGCGTTCACCACGGACTGCCCGCTGCCGAGGGTCAGCTGCCCGATGTAGGTGGACCCGGCGGTGGCGCGGGCGCCGCCGATGGTGTCCACGCCAGCCGCGGCCGCGGCCGCCGGAAGGCTGAAGGAGTAGGTGCCCGACCCGTAGGTGGTGGTGCTGCCGGCGGTGAGGGTGAACCCGGCGATCGTCGTCCGGCCGATCTTCATGTACCGGCCGAGGAGCGTTCCGTTGTTCAGGACCGGGTTGGTGGTGGCCGCGGTCCACGCCGGGGTGTACGACGTCCACGCTCCGAAGAAGGTGTTGAACTGGTCCCTCACCTCTTGGTTCAGGAGCGCGGCGGTGACGACCTCGCCGACCACCCAGGTGCGCGGAGCGAACGTCATCGGGTCGCCTCCTCGATCACGGGCGAGAGCGAGAACCGCGGAGTGCCGGCCAGTAGCCCGGCGGCAGCCGCGGCCTCGGCGACCATGCCGTCCAGGACCGGATCCTCAGATGGCGGTGGCGGCCGGTCCCAGCTCGGGTCGTCGGGGTGCCACCAGTTCCGGTCGTGTGGCAGCTGGTCCGTGACGGACGCCTCCACCGTGGCGACGTCCTCGGGGAAGACAAGCTTGATCCAGCCGAGCCCGCACTCGGTGCAGGCGATCCGCGGGTCGGACGGCGTCACCACCTGTGCCGACCCGCAGGGACAATCGGCCACCCACCGGTTGTGGTTGATTCGGGCGTAGGCCTGCTGGCCGAGGATGTAGCCGTCGGGCGGGACCAGGCGCCGCTGCTGACGGTGCTCGGCCCACCGGAACACCCGCTGCGCCGGCGGAACCTGTGACCAGTCCTCGGGGTGGCGGGCGGGTGGCGGCAGATAGAAGGCTTCCGCCCGGATGACGGGGATGGCCACGACGGCCCCCTTTCAGTAGGCGAGGCGGGTCGTGGACCCGAGGACGGAATAGGTCGCGTCGTCGAGAACCCACACGCTGTCGGTGGCCGACGCCGAGGTGTGGAACTGGATGACGTGCGACTTCTCTTTGAGCGTCTCGGTGTAGCCCTCGATGGTGGCGCGGACGCTAGACGCGGGGGCCTGCGACGGCATGCTGGTGACGGTGAAGTACGAGCTGATGTCGGCGTCGAGGATGTCCAGGTAGGTGGACATCGTGTACGCCTCGATGACCACCTCGCGCATCTCCGGCAAGGGGTTGGCGTAGCGGGACACCAGCCAGTACGCCGCGTCCAGCACCGAGTTGTCGGACGTCTTGATGACGTCGAGCTGCCGCGGGTACTCGCCGAACGCCAGGACGCTGGCAGGCGCAGTGACCTTCTGCGTGGCACCGCCGGGTCTGCTCGCCTCGACCGAGTTGACCAACTTCTGGTCGTCGTCCGCGTAGTTGCTGCCCGGCTCCAGGTCGGCATAGTTGATCGTGAAGACCTCGGTGCTCGGGTCGGGGTTGTAGCGCAGGTCGCGGGACTGGTACGCCAGGCCGTAGTAGTCCCGCTCGGCGTACAACTTGCCCGACTCGGTGGACTCGACCTCCCGCATGCGCGCCACGACGCCGGTGCCCCCCGGTCCTTGCGAGGCGATCGCGTCGTGCGTGGTGCCCAGGATCGTCACCGACGGGATGCCTGCGTACAGGGCCAGCCTCGCCATCCGGACGTCGGCGTCCTCGCCGGAGAACCCGGTCGTGGCCGCCTGGTAGTGGGACGGGGAGATCGTCGCCCCGATGCTGCCGTTGACCGAGGTGACGGCCACGTGCGCGATCTGTCCGGTGAAGAGGCGGGCGCCGCGGTATCCGCCGATGTGCATGGAGCGCAGGCCGACCATGTCGACGATGCTGCTGGTGAAGGAGCTCGCGACGCCGTCCACGTACAGCTGCTTGGTGGGGTAGCCGTCGTGGACGATGTGGTGCCAGTTCCCATCGGTGACGCTGGCGCCGCCCGAGGTGTAGACGGTGAGCGTGCCGCCCGAGTCGGTGTGCTCGATGGTCGGGACGCCGCTGGCGCTCAGGGCGTAGACGATCTGGTGGTCGAGGCCCGACTCGAACATCCCGAGGATCGCCCTGGACGGCGTGGTCGTCTTGATCCAGAACTCGACGGTCTGCCAGTACGTCGTCGAGTCGGCAGCGAACTGCGCGCCCAGGTCGCCCGTCAAGTACTTGCCTGCGGAGCCGGACGCGGGTGTGAACGTGACGCTGGTGTCGCCCGTGTCCGCGAGCCCGTCCGTGCCGAACTCCAGCGTTCCGCCGGCACCGACCTGGGTGACGGCGAGCGAGCCGCAGCCGCCGCCGGAGATGTCGCCCGCCGCCAGGGATCCGGACG